TGCGTTGGTCAAAATGCTTATTGCAAGGATGTCTCCCAATCAATTGTTGGCTGAGATCGACCGCTTGAACGCTGAACAACAGCAATATGCGATGGGTGCGGCAATGGACATTGATCAAGATCAAAATCCATTTATGCAACAGTAATTGACAGATAATGAATTAGGGTAAATAATTACTCAAACCTTACCAGTGAGGCTCACTGGGAAAATTCTTTGAGGAAACTCAATGTCAGAAGTTCAGGAAGTGCAAGTTGCACAACCAAAGGTCTCCACTACTGTGGTGACAAGTGAAAATTTAGCTGAATTTAACGCTAAGAGAATGGGTTTAGCTGATTCAACGCCTAGCGAGGCTGCACCAGTTGCAGAGCCGCCAGAGGTCGATAATGGGCAGAGTGAACCAGTTGAAGCGTCAGAGGAAGCGACAGCAACAGAGGATCGAAAACGAAATCCTAAGTTGGAAATTCGGTTTGAGAAGATAACCAAGCAACGTGAGGAAGCAAGGGCAGAAGCCCAGCGGGAACGTGAAGCAAGGGAATCTTTAGAAGCCAAGGTCAGGGAATTGGAAGGCAGAACTCAACCCCAAAAGGTTGAAGCGTCTGAAGAACCCCGACCAGAGCAGTTCACTGATATGTATGAATATGCGAAAGCATTGACAGACTATAAAGTGGATCAGCGGTTAGCGGAAGAAAAGCAAAAGGAAGCACAGGCTAAAGTAGAGGCTCAAAGGCAACAAGTGATCAACACTTGGGCAAAGCGAGTTGAATCTGCCAAAGCTGAGATGCCTGATTTTGAGGCAATGGTTGGGTCTGCCGATGTTGTTGTGAGCAACGAAGTGCGTGATGCAATCTTTGAATCAGAAGTTGGCCCTCAAGTGCTATATCACTTGGCTGAGAATCCCGAATTGGCTGAAAAACTGCAAGGCATGACAGTCACATCCGCATTGAGAACTATTGGGAGATTGGAGGCTCAGTTTGAAAAAGCCGAGACTCAGACAAAGACTGTTGTTGGGAAAAGTAAAGCGCCAGCACCGATCAACCCGATCAGGTCTGCGGCTAATGGGCGTGATGTGAATCTGACTTCCGATGGGAATTTTCATGGTTCGTATCAGGCTTGGAAAGCGGCTAGACTTGCAGGGCGAATCCGCTGACATAAACCCATTCTTTTAAGGAAATAAAATGAGCAATAATCTGCTTACTATCTCCATGATCACCAACGAAGCGTTGATGGTCTTGGAAAACGAGTTGACTTTCTCTAGCGAAGTTGACCGCAACTATGATGATCAATTCGCTGTTTCAGGCGCAAAGATCGGTAACACACTGAACGTTCGTAGACCAGGCCGTTTCATCGGTACTTCTGGCCCTGCATTGAACGTTGAGGACTTCAACGAGACTAGCGTTCCAGTGACCTTGAGCACTCAGTTCCACGTTGACACACAGTTCACCACACAAGACTTGGCTTTGAGCCTTGATCAGTTCTCTGATCGTGTGTTGAAGCCCGCTGTCGCAGCCGTAGCCAACAAGATTGACTTTGATGGTCTGACAATGGCTAAGAACAGCACCGCCAACATCGTTGGTACTGCTGGCACTCCTCCCACATCCTTGCTCACCTACTTGACCGCTGGTGCTTACTTGGACTCAGAGGGCGCACCCCGTGATGGTCGTCGTTCATGCATCGTTGAGCCTTTCACAGGCGCAACCATTGTGGACAGCTTGAAGGGTTTGTTTGTTCCATCCGATGTGATTGGCAAGCAATACCAAAAAGGCATGATGGGCCGTGACTCTGCTGGTATGAACTGGAAGATGGATCAGAACGTTGTGAACCAAACATTTGGTTCATACTCCGACACCCTCTCCACCAACACCACCACTTTCACTGGTTCTTTGACATCAGGTTGGGCGCAAACATCTACCATCACTTTGGTTTCTTCTGCTGGCACAGCGGGTCTGAAACAAGGCGATGTGATTCAGATCGCTGGCGTGTACGCTGTTAACCCCCAGAATCGTTCTGCTTATGGCTCTGGCAAACTGCGTAATTTCGTTGTGACTGCTGATGTGACTGTTGCCGCTTCTGCTGGTTCTTCTGTTACTGTTTCCCCTGCGATCATCACAGGCGGTCAGTTCCAGAACGTGACTATCATTGGCTCAACAAGCACCACTGCTGTTGTGACTCCATTCAACAAGTCTGGTACTGTGTCCCCACAGAACTTGGTGATGCACAAAAATGCTTTCACCTTGGCTACTGCTGACTTGGAATTGCCTGATGGCGTTGTGTTCGCTGGTCGTGCTTCCGATAAGGAACTTGGCTTGTCAATGCGTGTCGTTCGTCAATACACCATCAATAACGACTCTATCCCCACCCGTGTGGATGTGTTGTATGGCTGGGCCCCTCTGTATCCTGAACTCGCTTGCCGAGTTGCAGCTTAATTAACTAGGAAAGGAAACGCATCATGGCTAATCCAGGCGCAGCAAGTACGCAAACAGTCAACTACCTAATGAATGGTAGTGCTTCCGATGGTGTCCAATTGGGCGCTGTTAGCGGCAAAGTCGGTTTTTATGGCATTACCCCCGTTGTTCGTGCTGGTGCTATCACCGCATTGACAGCCACTCCCTCAACTGCTGAAACAGTTGCGGCAGTGAACGCCATCATCACCGCTATCAAGAACATTGGCATTACGTCTTAATGTGAATTGATGGATAAGGCCACTCTCCACATCGGGGGGTGGCTTTTTTATTTGGAGAACAAATGCACATAATGATTGCAATGCCCGCCTACACAGGCGTGGTTCACATGGGAACAATGAGATGTCTGTTTACAGACCTGACAACACTCATTAAACGGGGCGACACCTACACCTTTGTGGATGACATTGGCAACGCTTTAATTGCAGACTCTCGCAGTATCACAGCGACCAAGTTCTTTGAAGAATCTGACTGTGATCAACTGATATTTGTTGACAACGATGTGTCGTGGGAAGCTGGCGCATTGCTCAAACTGATTGATGCCCCTGAAGATTTGGTGGCGGGTATCTACCCAAGACGCAAAGACCCCATCGAATACGCTGTTCACTACCTAGAAAAAGAAGAATTGTGGGCAAATCCTGAGACAGGATTGTTGGAGGTCAAAGCCGTTCCAACGGGCTTTTTAAAGATTTCACGAAACTGCATTGCCAAACTGATTGAGGCTTTCCCCGAGAGCCACAGATATGAGGCAGACAGTGAGAAGCGTTTTTATCCTCTTTTTGACCATATTTTTGAGGATGACTACAAGTGGGGCGAGGACTATAGTTTTTGCATCCGCTGGCGCAAAATAGGCGGGAAAGTGTGGATTGACCCTGAAATGCACATGGGACACACTGGACACAAAATGTTCCAAGGACATCTTGGAAATTGGCTCAAAAATCGTTAAACTTAATCACCTTTGCAAAGGATCATCATGTCCAACTATTCACAGATTTCCGCTACCACTTTGGTGAAGAATCAGCCTGGCAAACTAAAAGGCATTTTTTGCAGTAGCGTGACCAGTACACCCACAATCACTGTGTACGATGCCCAAACCCCAGGCACAGATGTCAAGATCATTGACACCTACACCCTGACAGCGGCAACGAACATGAACTTCTATGATGGCATCAACTGTGAAAATGGTTTGTATGTTGTCATTAGCGGCACAGCAAGCGTCACTGTTTATTTCGAATAATGTCAAACAATACGGCTGTCACTCAGACAACCAACATTGTCCCTGTTCAGGGCGTTTTTGCCCCTGAACCATCGTTTGCCCTCCAATACTTTGTTGGGCCAGCGGGAACGCCTTTCTATGGCCCTGAGAACGCAACCTTTACAAACATTGCAACCATCACAGGCACAATTGCAACCACTCCTGTTGGCGACACAGACATTGCCAACAAGGGATATGTGGATTCGGTCGCACAAGGTCTTGATGTCAAGGCTTCATGCGTATATTCCACAACTGCTGACATTACCTTGTCGGGCTTGGCGGTTCAGGCGGGTGGTGATTGGACATCAACACTGACAGCGGGTGATCGGATTCTTGTCAAGAATCAGGCAAGCAGCCAATTCAACGGCATTTATGTTGCGTCTAGCACCGCTTGGGCAAGATCAGCCGACATGAACACATGGGCTGAAGTGCCATCTGCGTTCACTTTCATTGAATCAGGCACAACCCTAGCTGACACAGGATGGGTTTCTACTGCCAATCAAGGCGGCACAATCAATGTGACCCCAATGCCTTGGTCGCAGTTTTCGGGTGCGGGTTCTTACCTTGCGGGAACAGGACTGACGCTGACAGGCAACACTTTCAGCATCACCAACACAGCGGTCACAGCGGCTGCTTATGGTTCATCTTCTCAAGTTGCCACTTTCACTGTTAATGCTCAAGGTCAATTGACTTTGGCGGCAAGCACAAGCATTTCAATAGCGGCAACGCAAGTCACAAGTGGCACGATTGACAGTGCCAGGCTGTCAGGAAGTTACTCAGGCATCACAGGGCTTGGAACTCTTGGCGATCTGACTGTGACCAACACGATTTCAGGATCAATCTCAGGTAATGCGGCTACTGCCACCACAGCAACAAAAGCGACCAATTTGGCGGGTGGTGCTACAGGCTCTTTGCCTTACCAAAGCGCAACCGACACAACGGCTTTCTTGGCTGCGGGAACAAATGGTCAAGTTTTAACCCTGACAGGTGGCATCCCATCATGGACAAATGCTTCTACAGGAACTGTCACATCGGTTAGTGGCACAGGCACAGTCTCAGGGATTTCCCTAAGTGGCACAGTAACCACCACAGGCAACCTGACATTGGGTGGCACATTGGATTTGTCTAGTCCACCGACAATTGGTAATACAACCCCAAACACGGGCGTATTCACAACCTTAACTGTGAATGACAACACTACTCTTGGCACTAGCAACAGCGACACAATCAATTTTGTCGGGCGCATAAATTCCGACTTTGATCCCGCAACTGATAACACTTACGATTTGGGCCGTGTTGGACATGAATGGCGAGATTTGTACATTGATGGAACAGCCAACATTGACAGCTTGATTGCTGATACGGCTGACATCAACGCTGGAACTATTGACAACACAACCATCGGTGCAACCACAGCATCAACGGGCAAATTCACCACAATAGATTTCAGCAGCACTTTGGCTGTGTCGGGTGCAACGGGTTCAGCGGGTCAAGTTCTGACTTCCAATGGCGCAAGCGCACCCACTTGGACAACCCCCGTGGCTTATGCGACTGTGACCGATGACACCACCACCAATGCGGTGCGTTATCCCTTGTTTGCTGATCAGACCACAGGCAATCTTGCGACCACTTTGGTCAGTTCTACCAAGTACAACTACAACCCAAGTTCAGGATTGCTCACAGCAACGGGCTTTAGCGGCTCTGGGGCGAGTTTGACAAGCCTCCCTGCGGGTCAACTATCAGGAACGATTCCAAGTGGCGTATTGGGCAATTCAAGCCTTTACATTGGCACGACTGCCATTGCCCTGAATCGGTCAAGTAGCGCACAGTCTTTGACAGGCGTAAACATCGATGGTTCTGCGGGTTCTGCAACGACTGCGGGAACGGCAACAAATGCCAATAATGTGGCAATTACTGATGACACCACAACGGCATCAGATATGTACCTTTCTTGGGTAACTTCTACTACAGGAAATTTGCCAATCAAGGTATCATCCACTAAACTGAAATTTAATCCATCCACAGGCGTTTTGACCGCAACTGGTGGCGTTCTTGGAGGCACATTCTGATGTGGAAAATACTAGAAATTCAAGCCGATGGCGATCTGATCACAGGCGCTAGGTATTTCTGCGCTAAAAACGGGGTTGAGACAGAGGGATGGTGGAAGTTTGCCGAGCCTGTTTTGACTATTCCATTTGCCGATGTGACCGAGGAAATAGTTATTGCTTGGGTTACAAGAGACATCGGTTTACAAGTTCAGGCAAGGCTTGATGAGCAAGCAGCGACAGTTGCAAAAACTGTGGTTGCCCCTTGGTTGCCCCAAGTCTTTACACCGAGCATTTAAATGGCACAAACAGGCTTTACCCCAATTCAACTGTACTTTAGCAGTACAACAACCAATGTTCCTTTGGCGGCAAACCTTGCTAGTGGTGAGTTAGCAATCAATATCACTGATGGCAAATTGTTTTATAAAGACAACGCAAGTGCTGTTCAAGTAATAGGTTGGAAGATTGTCCCTGCTA